GTCAACGCTACAGTTCGGAACTAGCTTCGCGTATTGTCTGTTGGATTGGCAAAATGTCCCAATCCCGTTGTCCTATCGCACCTGGATCCCAACTAGATCTTGCTATTGTCATATCATATGCGACTGAACCAGCCTTCCTAAAGACTGACTTTGGGGGAAGTTCTGCGCCAAGTTTTAACTGATCTCCCTTGACACCCCATTTTGCTAAACCAAGTACACTAGGATTATGTAGTGCATTGTTCATTTGCTGTACGGCACGCACAACCACAGCCCACTCATTCCATTTCGAACCGGAGTAAGAGTAGCGTTCATGTCCAATCATCCGCCAGCCGACTCTGCTGGCAGGATACGTCGGAAGGAAGTCGTTCTCGACGTAATAGCTATTTTGGAGGAAATCACACTCTCTATGGCCAAACAATTGCTTGTCCGGATGAACGTTGAAGCCGTATTCGCTCGATGCGAATTCAGCGAAGTCTTTCGGGTCTACGCCTCTTCCGCGTATCACTGCATCGTCTCCCTGAACCCAGTATTTGTTGTCACTCACACTGTAGTTGTCCAGGTACCCTTCGATGCACAAAGCATTCACGATACTATCGACGAAATTCGTTGCTACGGATCCCGATGGCATACCATGTTCTCCCTCATGTACCGCGTTGGGCGTGATAAGCTGCCCAGTACTAAGGTTCTGAGCCCAAGTGTCAAAGACCTGGGGCTTGATATTCCCTATCATCGGATGGATTAGACCGTGTAGAACTCGTTGCATCAGGGCAGGTGACTGCGTCTGATCAAACTTAGAATAATCACAACTAATATAATCGTAATCGTTCTGTTCTAGGTCGCGCGTAATTGCCGATTGCACGACTGCGGGTCCATTCCATGCGTCAAATGGGGATGACTCCCTTCTCCTCATCTTATCTTGAATCGGATAAACGAAGGGTGCACCATATAATGCTTCGTATTTTGACTCCGCCCACGCGAGTCTCACCTTTCCAGGTGGGTCAACCCGCCACATCGGCATGCTTGGGGGAATATCTCGTGGACTATCGTTCTTCCATTGCCATTCGGTTTCTGCTAAAACCGCATCACCAATATTAGCCATCCAACCTGACGTTAGCCAAGGTAA